ATATAAATTAAAAAAAGGTTAATTATAATACCGATATGAAAAAAAATTCCGGAGATAATTTGAGGTCCGTAGAGGTCGATCCAATTACAAATGAGTATTACATTACAATACCAGAATGGATGATGAATGAACTGTCTTGGTATGAGGATACACAGGTACAGATTAAACTAGAAGGGAATGAGGTAATCATTTCAGAGGTAGATTGACAGAATATAGATAATACTGTATGATATGAAAGTAACAACACTCAATTATGGCTAAAGGATTTACTGTAAAAGCAAAAGCGCCAATTGCATCAAAACCTGAAGAAGAATTTGATTATGCTAAAGCCCGTGAAATGATTCGCGGTAAATCAATTGTATTCTGCTTACCTGGAAGAGGTGTATCATATACATTTCTGAAGAACTTTGTACAACTCTGTTTTGATATTGTACAGAACGGTGCAAGTATTCAGATTTCCCAGGACTATTCATCCATGGTAAACTTTGCACGATGCAAGTGCCTAGGTGCAAATGTTCTGCGTGGACCTGATCAGATTCCTTGGGATGGTAAATTAAAGTATGATTATCAACTGTGGATTGATAGTGATATTGTATTCAATACTGAAAAGTTCTATCAGTTAGTTCTTCTAGATCAAGACATCTCTTCTGGATGGTATTGTACAGAAGATGGTCATACAACCTCTGTAGCACACTGGATGGAAGAAGATGACTTCCGTAATAATGGTGGTGTGATGAATCATGAAACGCTTGAAACCATGTCCAAGCGTAAGAAACCATTTACAGTTGATTATGCTGGTTTTGGATGGTTGATGATTAAGCATGGAGTCTTTGAACATTCTGAGATGAAGTATCCCTGGTTTGCTCCCAAGATGCAAGTCTTTGAATCTGGTGAGGTTCAGGATATGTGTGGAGAAGACGTGTCATTCTGTTTAGATGCAAAAGAAGCAGGATTTGAAATCTGGTGTGATCCTCGCATTCGCGTTGGTCACGAAAAAACAAGAATCATTTGATGGATAACCAACGCTACAATATTATCTGTAAGGGTCGTAGAATTTATACCTCACTTACAGAGGAAGAATATTTCAATACTATGGAGGATCTGTCGATCGAATATTATCAGACAGGTTCTCCACTACCTGAAGATCTTGAAACTGAAATTTTATTGGAGAATAATCAATGGCTGCAAAAGCAAAAACTGGCGGACTGAATAAGCGCACTTCTTATATTCCTGGACCTCCTAAAAAGTCTCGCCAAGGCGATGGCGCTGGAACCAAGTATGCCGCGTCTTCTCGCAATGGAGCTCGGAAAAAGTATAGAGGACAAGGTAAAGGATGATTGATGACGATGTGCAAGCTTGGAGATCTTATCCCCAATATCGTTGGGTATTCAATAAATTAGACATTGCTCTACGATGTGGTTATGATGCAGGTCCTGCTTGTGTTCCGATTCAAAAGAAAGGTTTTTATATTATAAGACCAATCTACAATTTATTTGGTCAAGGAATTGGTGCTAAAAAACAATTCCTTGATCCAAAATTACATACCGAAGAAATGATTCTTCATCAACACGTCTCCCCTGGATATTTCTGGTGTGAATATCTAGAGGGAGATCATTTTAGTATTGACTATAAACGTGAAAATGGATGTTGGATTCCATTTAGTGCGATGATTGGCACTCATGAAACAGAAAATAATCTAACTCGTTTTGAAGTTTGGACAAAAGTTGCGATACCAGAGTTTAAACTACCCGATTTTATTGAAGAAATTGATGTAGAGTACTTGAATGTTGAGTCAAAAGGTGGAAAACCGTTTGAAATTCATCTTCGAACTGGTAATGATCAGATATGGAATCTTCCGATGGGGTCAAAAGTGTATCCAATATGGGATGAAGATGGGATAAATGCAAAAAAACACTTAAAATTTTCTCCAAATCACGAATCTGATCTCCGTTATTACTCTGCAAATGGTCATTTAAGTGATGTTCGGCGTGGATTTTACGTTGAAGAGGTAGAATAAATAAATTTTTTCATAAAAATTGAGTTGGAACAGTTTTCAATGGGTAAGCACCTGCTTCTAGAGGTGTATGATGTTGACTTTGACCTGATTAATGACGTGGAATCGCTACAAACCGTCATGATCAAGGGCATTGAACGTGCAAGAATGACGATTTTGAACACGTTTTCGCATTGTTTTCTTCCACAAGGATGTACAGTCGTTATTGCACTGTCAGAAAGTCACGTTTCCTGTCATACTTGGCCAGAAAATGGGTGTTTGGCAGTCGATGTGTATACTTGTGGTGAAGGAAACCCCAAATTAATCGCTTTAGAAATGCTAAAATACCTTAATTCTGACAATTATTCTCTACGTGAAGTCGATCGTTAAATAGAAACAAGGAGATAGCAACCTCCTTTATAAAAGTTCTGTTTTATTCATTAAAACAGGAGCTAAAATGTCTAATTTACCAGTCGATAGAGACTCAAATTACATGAGAGAAATGTGGGGAACCACTAAATTGATCACTGATTATGGAACTGAACCACCAAAAAGAGTGATTCAAGAGGTTATGCACGATCTGGCACCAAAACATGACCTCAAGAAGCAAGTTGAACTCCACGAAAAGATTCGTAATGATGAGGATTATGATGATTGGACGTATGGAACTGAACCAACATACGGATCTCCCTGGCACTGAATATAAATAAAGCAAGAAAACTTTCGTCCAATGGCAGTCACAAGGGTATCAAGAGCATTTAAGGACATTAGTTTGTCTTTTGAACCTCACCCTGTGACAAAAGATTTGCCGGTTCTCAAAAATGAATCGGCAATTCGTCGCTCTGTAAGAAATTTGGTTGAAACAATACCGACTGAACGATTTTTTAATCCTCTTCTAGGTTCTAACGTTCGATCAAGTCTCTTTGATTTCGTTGATTATGGTACAGCATCGGTCATTCAAGACCAAATTCGTGTAACCGTAGAAAATTTTGAACCAAGAGTTACGAATTTGAGAGTTGAAGTTAATCCTCAACCAGATACAAATACTTTTGAGGTTAATGTAATCTTTGATATCATTGGACAAGACTTTCCGGCACAAGAATTTACATTTTTACTAGAGGCAACAAGATAAAATGCCTTTTACTAAATTTACCAATCTCGATTTTGATCAGATAAAGACCTCTATCAAAGACTATCTCCGTGCAAATTCTAGTTTCACGGATTTTGACTTTGAGGGGTCTAATTTTTCTATCTTAATCGACACGCTCGCGTATAACACATATATTACAGCATTTAACTCAAATATGGTTGTAAATGAATCCTTCTTGGATTCAGCAACACTCAGAGAAAATGTTGTTTCATTAGCAAGAAATATTGGTTACGTACCACGCTCCAGATCCGCCTCCAAGGCGACTGTAAGTTTTAATGTCTCTACTGATAGCACATCATCTACACTGACCTTAGAGGCGGGTCTGGTGTGCGTAGGAACAGCAAATAATAGTGATTATATCTTTTCAATTCCAGAAAATATCACAACAACAATTAATTCTGGAGTCGCATCATTTAGCAATATTGAAATCTATCAAGGAACATTTCTAAGAAAGTCATTTGTTGTTGATGGATCTCTTGATCAAAGATTTATTCTTGACAACTCCTTTGTTGATACAGGAACGATTGTTGTTTATGTTAAAGGTCTAAGTGATACTGGATTGGGTAGAGAATATACTAAAGTTGATAATATTTTAAATGTTGATAAGAACTCGGAGATTTATTTAATTCAAGAAGTACAAGATGAAAAGTATGAACTTCTGTTTGGTGATGGATACTTTGGTAAAAAATTAGATAACGGTGCGGTCATTACAGTATCTTATATTGTAACTGATGGAAAAGAAGGAAATGGTGCATCTAATTTTTCTTTCTCTGGTAGATTTTTAGATGCTAATAATGCAGTAGTCATTCCAACAAACGCAATTACTGTAACAACAGTATCTTCATCTGCAAATGGTGGAGATATTGAACCAGTCGATTCAATCAAGTACTTTGCTCCTCGCCTTTATTCTTCACAGTACCGTGCAGTAACGGCACGTGACTATGAAGCAATCATTCAATCGATTTATCCCAATACAGAATCAGTATCAGTTGTTGGTGGAGAAGAATTAGATCCTCCACAATTTGGAAATGTTCTGATTAGCATTAAACCAAAGAATGGTGATTATGTTTCTGATTTTGATAAGCAGACAATTTTAAGTAAATTAAAAAATTATACTCTATCAGGAATCAATCAGCAAATTGTTGATCTAAAAGTTCTTTATGTTGAAATTGATTCTGCAATTTACTATAACACTGCTCAAGTTACAAATGTCAATGACCTGAAAACTAAAGTTATTTCCACTCTGAATACATTTGCAACTTCAAACATCAATAAGTTTGGTGGTAGATTCAAATATAGTAGATTGTGTCAAACTATTGACAACGTTGATAATGCAATTACTTCAAATATCACTAGAGTGATAATGAGAAGAAATTTAAAAGCAGTAATTGATACTCCTGCACAATATGAACTTTGTTTTGGCAATTCATTTCACTACAATCCAGACGGATTTAATGTCAAGAGTACTGGGTTTACTCTTGCTAACAGAACTGGAACATTTTATTTCACTGATGTACCTAATGGTGATGGAATGGGAGTTTTATCTGTTGTTAGAGAAAAAAATGATAAAGGAGAATATGTAATTGAAATTCAATCTGCAGGGACTATAAACTATACAACTGGTGAAATAATGATTAATACACTTAACATTACATCAACGGTTATTGAAAACAATATTATTGAAATTCAAGCATATCCAGAATCCAATGATGTCATTGGGTTAAAAGACTTGTATTTGAGTTTTTCTGTTGCCAAGAGCAAGATAAATATGGTTAAGGATACTATTACCTCAGGGGAACAGATATCTGGTGTAGGTTATAAAACAACTTCAAGCTACTTAAACGGAGAACTAAAGAGGGTATAAGATGATACAGACTGGGTTTGAAAGAAGGGTAAAAGTTCAACAAATAATTGAAAATCAATTACCAGAGTTCATACTTTCTGAAAGTCCTAAAGCAGCAGAATTTTTAAAGCAATATTATATTTCGCAAGAATATCAGAGCGGTCCATCTGATATTGCACAGAATCTTGATC